ATCTCATCTTCTTCATCAAGTATTTCGCCACCCATTGCATAGCCTGCTCGGCCACCATCAGCTGCATAAAAATTTTGTTTAACATATTGTTTGTCAGGCATAAAATTTAAACCAACACCTTTGTCCCCGAGTCCTGAGTAATAATTACTTGCTCTGTTTCTAATGTTTGCAACGTCCATAACTTCTCCAACTTCTTCTGGTTCTTCATCTTTACCCATTCCTGCTAAGAATGGTGCTGCTAAAGCTGTAGCACCTAAACCTGCAAATACTTTTTGACCTGTAGATAAGTTTCCAAAAGCACTTCCTAGTTTACCAAACATTCCTTGTTGTACAGGACCCTGCATTCCAGAGGCTAAACTTTTTCCGAACATACCTGTTTTTAAGGAACCTAAACCAGACATAGCACTTCTTCCTAACTGTGCAAAATTACCAAATCCCCCGCCTCCACCTAACATACCACCGGTTAAATATAATCCACCACCTATCAAAGCAGCTTTACCTAATTTACTTTTAGCAACTTTTTTAACAGCACGCGTAGCTTTCTTAACAAGTTTACCCAAAAAGTAACCTTGTCTTGGGTCCTGTAAAGAACCTAATCCAGCTTGCATTTGTTGTGGTTGTTGCATTCTTGAAATTGCCATAATTTTATCCTAATATATCGTTCTACTTTGTTTTTCCATACAAATCAAGGCTAGGCATTAGGATATGTACGTCTTGTGCTATGTCATCATTAGTAAAACCAGCCGCTTCCCACTCTGCTTGATCTTTAAAAACTGTGTTATTTGTCTTATGTCTATAAGTTGTTGTAATTTTCTGAGGTGTAATCACCGGTATTTGTTTATCACTCATTAGTCTACCTTCTCCTTTTTGATGTTTAAGTAACTTATTGCTATATCAAATGAATCTGTATTACTTGCCTGTACTGTAAAGGTTGTCCCACCCTCTACTATTAACGGCTGGGTTAATAATTCTACTGTAACATTAGCTGTAAGAGCTGCTGATTTAATAGCTGTAATACTATTGTTGGTAACCGTAACTGTTGGTGTACCTGCAGATGTAACAAGTAATGATTTAATAACTATAGTTTCATTAACTAAAGGATTACCCGCACCTAATGGAACTAATGCATTACCTGTTGTATTGTTATCTATACCTTTAAATTTATACTGATTTACTGTTGCCATTATTCTAAAAAGAAAGCTCTTGCTTCTATCTCCTGTTTAATTTCTTCTTGAAATGTTGTGTTTAATTTATTGATAACACCATCAAGATCTCTTACCAAAGATTGAAAAGTTCTTTGTTCGTATTCTTTACTTGCTCTAGTTAATGATTGTACAATTTTTGCCATTATAAAATACTTGCTAAGCCTCCGTTTTTAAAATTCACTCTACCACCAAAGAAATATCCTGCTCTACCACCTTTAGCCATCATTTCTTTTCCTCCGCCTGTATCAAAACCCCCTTTATCCTCTTTACCACCATCGAATGCAGGTGACTGGTGCATATTATAACCATGTTGAGAACTTGCTTGGTTGCTTTTACCTGTTGGATTACCTGATGTGTCAGGACCACTTACAGAAAAATCTCTACCATCTTTTTCAAGTTGATCTGAGTACTCTTTATCAACTCTACCTTGAATTGCTGCAACTTGGTCTTTAGTTCCACCTGGTTTTTCAAATTCTTTTTGTCTGTGTTTTAATACTTTAAGTGCTTCTATTTTTTGTCTATATTCAAATTGTTTTTTTTTGTTAGCTTTAGCTGCTGCTAGATCTTCCTCTATTTCTTCTTCAGTCATAGTGTCAAAACCAAAACCATAAGCATTTTCTATTTGTCCTTCTATGTAACCTTTACCTGTAAAGTTTTTACCTGTTAAAGTTTTCATACCATTCAGTCCATCAAACAACATTCCATCTTTTGCTAATTCATTATAAACCCCTTTTTGTTCATTACTTAATCCAGCTACACCATAGCTTCCGCCACCTGGACCATTTGGATTGTCAGGCATAAGACCGCCTATAAATTTTGCCCCTCTTTTTACAGCTCCAATTCCAGGAAGATAATCTGTTATAAAATCAAATGCTTTACCGCATAAGACCGCCTATAAATTTTGCCCCTCTTTTTACAGCTCCGATTCCAGGAAGATAATCTGTTATAAAATCAAATGCTCTACCGAGGGTACCTCTATTTCTTTGTATACTAGTTGAAGTATCTCTACCTCTAAAACCTAAATCTACAGTATCATCATAAGGACTATTATATTGTCCCTGTGCCCCGTAACTTTCTCTATTAGCCATTGGATCAAATGAAGGAGAAAAAGGACTGCCTCCAGTAGGATTATATGGTTGGGGATTAAATGTTCTTACATTAACTTCTTCTACGGGAGAACCATAACCAAAAGCATTTCCTGATTGATTAAAACTACCACCACTATTTGTAAAAGCATTGGTTGCTGGTAAACCAAATGTTTGTGTAATTTTTTGTTCTTCAACAGAAGGTGCTGGTGCCGTGTAGCCTAATCTATATTTTTCTTGAGGAACAAAATGTTGTCCTGAATTATAAATAGCTTGATCACCTTTATTATAAAACGCTGCCATTATCCTCTCCTTCCGTCAGGTTGTATATCTAATCTAAACGTCGTACCTAGTTTCCAATCTTGTGAAACAGCTATATTAGATACCTCTAATGCAATAGCCCTGGCTCTTATTCTTACGTCTTGTTTTGTTTGAGTTTTTTTTATATCAAAACTTGTAGTTATTGATGTATTATTTGGATAATCTCTAGTAACTAATGATACTCTTGTATCCCCTGTTTGTTCAATAAAATCTGGTATGATACGATTAATTTTTGCAATGTATTCTCCATCTCCTCTAAGATCAGGCATACCTACTGAAGCTTGACCAGTAGAAGATTTTTTTTGTGTTATGTCAAAATCACCTGAAGTAATCTTAGCAATAATTGGTGTAGTAACACCGCCTGCATTAACTTGATCGGTTCCTACTTCGTGCTCATAGTATACGGTACTACCATCTGTATTACCTATTACATCGTATGAAGTATTATCATTTTTATCATAAAAACATGCGTGAGGGTTTTTAAATACCGCAGAATCTTGCCAAGCTGCTCTTGGAATACCTATTTTTGTATTTTGTTGTCCCGCAGAATTTGTCCCTAAACCCATTTTACTAATAGTCCAAACAGGTCTTTTGGCACTAGACTCTAAATAATTATAAGTTACCGCACTGTCCACTACATCAGAACCAAGATTACAATAAAACCAATTAATTTCAGTATACAAATTATTTAACCCACAGTTAATAAGATCTCTAGCATCTACATTAATTGAGTCGTAAACAAAATCTTCTACTAAACAAGGTAATGATTGTAGCTGTCCATCGTATGCAAAGAAACCGTTTTCTGACATCCAATATGCCGTACCGTCTACTTCAACACATGCATTTTTACCAATCAATCCACAGTTAGTACCCGCTTGTTCAAAAGAGAAAGTAAAAGGTTGTCCTACAAATCTCATTAAAAATAATGATGTATCAGTCCAAACGTATAAAGCGTCCCTACCTTTAATGGCTCCCATAATTTTAGAACCGGCAGCTAACCTTTGAGTACCTGCTGTGTTTTCAGCTTTTACAGTATACTCTTCAATATTTTCTTGGGAAGAAAATCTTATAAACATATCATCTTGAGTATTCTTATCTCCAATAGTAGTTTCAGTACCAAAAAATACTAAATGTCTGTCGGGTGTTGAAACTAAAACATGACGTGAAGCTGTTGGTGCATTAGGAATAAGTGTTGCTCTAACGCTAGTAGCATTTGTTGGTGCTGAGTCCCATTGAAAACATTCTCCATTATAAATAAGAGCTATTAGTTTTGTACCAAAATTATCTAATACCCATAAACCTGGATTAAGTGTTACACCGACATCAGCTGACGTAGATTCTCCCCATGCAACAAAATTTGAAATATTACTAACAGTTGCATTTTGTGAGTGAGTAGCTTTTGTAGTACCATTAACACCTCTAGCACCACCACTTAAGGTCCCCGTTGCCTGGTCATTGGTTGTGTAACTAATATCTTCATTGTCAATTCTAATTTCTCCAGAAGCAGGAAACGCTGAAGAACTTGCAAGGACAACAGTAGTCCCTGTTGTATTTGTTAAAGCTGTTGCTAAAGTTGTAGTTGCAATACCTGAAACTGTTCCACCATATAGACCAGTACCAAAACCAAA